CGGCGCCAGCTTCCCCGTGCCAACAACAGACCGCACCAAGGCTTATGAGCTGGTGATGTTCTCACCCCCCGGCAGTACGCAGTCGGTGAGCTACACCGTGACCGATCTCGGCACCGGAGCCACAGCTTCTGGCACGATCAACACCAACATGCCAACCAACACCACGCTCCTGGCCCAGCGTGGCTGGATGAGCGTTGGCGGCACCAGCAGCGTCATCGGCATCGCCCTGATGAGCTGCTACCTGGAGACCGACTATTAAGAGGGCGTTTCGTCCTGTCAACGGTGCAAGCCTTGCGGGCTAGGCTGCATAGGCGACAACCTCCAACCATGGCCGCACTTACTCCCGAGCAGATCACCAGCATCGTGGTTTCCCTGCTGGCCGGCTCCGAGATCCTCAGCCTCCTGCCTGGCGTCAAGGCCAACGGCTGGGTTCAGCTGATCCTCGCCGCACTGCGCGGCATCGCATCCCGCAAGCGCTAAGCCAATGGGCGAGCCATCGCACGGCGAGATCCTCCGCGCCATCGGCGTGCTGGAAGGCCAGCTGAAGCAGCTGCTGGATGCCGCCATCTCCGACAAGACTGAGCGGAGCGATCTAGGCGTTCGTGTTGGCAAGCTTGAAAACAGAATGGCGCAGGTAGTAATCCTCGCGATCGTTGCCGCGATGCTCAGCCCCGTCATCTGGACCGAAATTAAAGGTGCCTTTGCTTACAGGCAGCCTATGCCCCAACACATGCACCGCCCATGACTTCCGGCCCCCTGCGCTTAGTTGACCTATTCAAATTTTACCGCGGCCTTCCCCACCAAATGGCCGCCGTAAGTGAGCTGGAAGCAGCAATCAACAAACGCGCTCCCCACCTCCTGAGCCGAGATCAGAGTTGGTTCAAGACCTGGAGCGTACCCGGCAAGCAGACTGACCTCGCCGATGCGATCCAGCTAATCAAGGAATTTGAAGGCTGCCACCTTAGCGCCTATCCCGATCCGCTAAGCGGTGGCGATCCTTGGACGATCGGTTACGGCACAACGCGCTATGGCGCTGGCGACCCCGTAAAACGCGGCGATAAGATCAACGTAATTGAAGCCGACATGCTGCTCCGCCTTGAGGTGGATCGCATCGCAGAGCGCCTCCGCATAAGCGTTCCGACTTGGAGCACGTTGAACGACGCACAGCGCTGCGCACTTGTAAGTTTCGCCTACAACTTAGGCGCCGACTTTTACGGCAAGCCCGGCTTTGACACCATCAGCGCAGCGCTGCGCGATAAGGATGTGGCCGCCGTGCCAGCGGCACTGCTGCTATACCGCAATCCTGGTACGAATGTCGAAGCTGGCCTGCTGCGCCGCCGTAAGGCCGAAGGGGCACTGTGGCAAAAAGGAAGCCCACAACTGCAACAGCAGGGCATTTTGCTGCGCGTCCCTTACGAGGCACAGAACGACAACGCCAGCGGCACCGGCTACCGCGAATGCTTCAGCAGCAGCGCTGCCATGGTAAGTCGGTTCTACGGCAAGGTGAGCGGCGACGACGCCTATAACAAGATCCGCGCCAAGTACGGCGACACCACCGACGCGCAGGCGCAGATCAAGGCGCTGCAGTCCCTAGGGCTCAACGCGCGGCTGCGCACGAACTGCAGCCCTGCCGTGATCGACACTGAGTTGGAGGCAGGACGCCCAGTGATGGTGGGCTGGCTGCATAAGGGGCCTGTCGGCGCACCCACCGGCGGCGGTCACTGGAGCGTGATTATCGGCGCAACCAGCGGCGCTTACATCCACAACGATCCGAACGGCGAGGCCGACATGGTGAACGGCGGCTACCTCAACCACACCAAAGGTGCCGGAATCGCCTACAGCCGTAAAAACTGGTTGCGTCGCTGGGAGGTTGATGGCCCCGGCACCGGCTGGGCAATGCTTGTAAGCCACGCCCCTTAGGCTAAGTACACACGGAGCCCCGTCTTGTGAACATCACATCTATACGCAAGACACCGGAGCTTCTAGAGCTGCGCATCCCCTACACAACCTTTACCGAAACAGCGACATTCCTGCTACTTAGTGACATCCACTTAGACAACCCTAAGTGTGATCGTAAGTTGCTGAGCAAACACCTCGATGAATGCCGCGCCCAAAACGGCCACGTCCTTATGTTCGGAGACGTGCTCTGTTTGATGCAAGGTAAGAAAGACCGCCGAGCCAGCAAAGGTGACATCCGCCCAGAACATTTAGGCGGTAATTACTTTGACCTCGTATTCAGTGAGGCCGCGGAGTTCTTCAAACCGTGGCAAGACATTATCCTTATGGCAGGCGACGGCAACCACGAAACTGCCGTAAGCAACAACCAGGAGATCGACCCTTTAGAGAATGTTGTGCGGCTGATGCGCAACAACGGCAGCAACATCGAACACATGGGCTATCAAGGCTGGCTGAGGTTCAGCTTTACGCAGGACGGTAACAGGACAAGGCGCTGCATGTTGTTCTTCCATCACGGCGCATGGGGCGGCATCGTCACCAAAGGCACCATGGGCGGTGGCCGCTATGCCTCGATCGCTCCAGACGCCGACATCCTCGTAAACGGCCACAACCATGAGCGCAGCGTCGTCGCACATTCCTGCTACCGCGTCGATCAAAACGGCCGCGCCTGGGTAGAGCAGCGCTGGCACGTCCAATGCGGCACCTACAAGCAGGAGTTCGGAGGAACCGGCGGATGGGCGGTGGAACGCATCGTCATGCCAAAGTCACTCGGCGGAATCTGGCTTACACTGCGTCCACGCACTCGCGGGGGCGTTGAAATTACCTGCACCCCCACCGTATGAGGCAGTACGTCCTTGAGATCGAGTACACAATCGTCGTCGAAAGCGAAGACGACGATCCCGAAACTGTAAGTGACGACTTCGCCTCCAGGCTTACAGAATTAGCTCCATCGAACGACCATATCTTAGGTCTTTCGGTCAACGTCCTACCCATCCCGGAGTTGCGTGGATCATCAGATTGATGGCACATCTCTCGTCCCCAAGCGCTCCGCTAAGCAACGGTTTAGGCAACAAATTTTTGAGGCATGGCAACATTGCTGCGCCTACTGCGATGCCGCGGCCGACACGCTAGATCACGTCAAACCACGTCATAAAGGTGGCAACACCGTTGTCAGCAACTTAGTTCCTGCGTGTCGTACCTGTAACCGCAGCAAGGGTAGCGAGAACTGGCACGACTGGTTTACTGCTCAATCGACCTGGACCGCAGCACGCGCAGCAAGGATTCAGGATTGGTTGGACGATTAAGCGGGCGCCGCTAAGCCGCGATGTAGACGAGACAAACTTATTGCCTTAGCATAAGGGCTAAGCCTTAGTGCCCCCGGTGTTTCAATGGCTAATGAAGACGCTGCCTTACCCTCAACACACTGGCTTGTACCCGAACTCGATCTACAAACACAGCTGCGTCAGGAGCTGGACCGCCGCACCGCCGCCAAGCTAAGCCGCGACGAACTTTCAATCCTAGTAGACAAGCTAATCGTTGACTGGTATCACCGCAGTGCGCTGCTCGACAACCTCTTGGGGCGCATACGCAGCATGGAGGTCGAAATGGCCCTGCTAATGGCGGAACCAGGCCCCGCTGCCCCGACCGAAGAGCATTACGAGTGGGCCGCCGACCTCTTACGCGATTTGGGCCGCTAAGCGCCGCAGCTTAGCGATGCAGCTTAGCGCTAAGTTGCACGGCGTCCGCCACGCTACTTATCAAGCCAAAACGCCACACAATCCTTAGCGTGCTTACCGCCGCTGCGCTTGCCTTCAGGAAAGCCCAGGCCGCACGATCCCTCGACGAACTGCCAGTGGATGCACTGCTGGCAGCGCGTCTTTCCGTTCGTAGCCACCAGGGCATCGGCGTAGAGCTGCTCGGCCTCCATAAGCGCCGTCTCCAGTTCCGTACCACGCAACGGCAACTCCAGCACGCCCTGCTTCGTCCGCAGCCGCAGCATCCACCCCTCAGCCTGGGGGATCAGCACCATCCTGCCCGAGTGGTATCTGAGAGACGGCATGAAGCAACTGCTCTAATGTTCCATCGTTCTCAATATAACGCGCAAAATGGGGCCAATCATCTAGGCTTCCCTCGGAGGCGTGCGTGTGCGTATTAACCATCCCTTTACGAGTAATCTTCCACATCTCACCCCCTAAGCTGCGGACCAGCTCTGCTTCGTTCTCAAACCTTACGTCGTCCACAACAACGTACTCGTGGCGCTTAATGCGTGCTTGCCATACACGCAGCCACACATCAGGCGCTATGCAGGTTCTTCCCCATTCTGTGCCCAAGGTCTGCAGCAGGTGGCGCGTACTCACCCCTAAGTCGGCGAGCACAATCTCCTTGTCGACGTAAAGCCGCTGCGCAGCCTGTTCCGGCGTATAGCCAATACTTACAAGCAAAGGAAACACCATTTCCTTCAACGGTTCTGCGAAGGGCACCCGCACATACACGCTGCGCTCCAGCGCATGACTAATCACGGTCTTACCGCTACGAGGCGCAGGAGAATAAAGCCCAATAAGCTTAGTCATACAAGCCTCACTGATTTCAAACGCAGACGCATTTTAAGGTGTGCAGCTTCGATACGCTGCCTAATGCGTTCTCTTGAAACATTATCCTCAGCTGCGATGCTGGACAGTGACATCGGTTCGCCGCCATTAAGACCATATCTGCGCTGGATCGTAAGCAGTTCGCCTTCAGTTAGGCAGGCGAGGGCGATCTGGAACATTGCACTTTTCTCGTCCTTCTCCATGCAGTCGTTCTGCCTATCCACCGAATCGGTATCAGGGATAAGCTCCAGGATCGGACTACCCGTCTCACTTACCAGGGCATCGAGGCTGCGATGCCAGGCGTTCCGGGCTAGCAGCGTCTGCATGTGCGCAACCTCAACATCTGCCTCTGCCGCCATCTGCGCAACAGACGGCATCTTGCCGTGCTCCTGCAAATGCGCTTTCTGAAAGCGCACCACCTTATACACCTTGTCGAGTCCGTGCTGCGGCACACGAATAAGCCGCTCCTTAGCGTCAATTCCCCGCGTAATTGCCTGCCTTACCCACCAGTAAGCGTAAGTGGAGAACTTGTAACCTTTACTGCTATCGAACAGCTCGACGGCACGTGTAAGCCCAAATGCACCTTCCTGCACTAAGTCCATAAGTTCCATGCCGCTGCCATTCAGCCGCCGCGTGTACTGTTTAGCCACACTGACAACCAACCTAAGATTGCAGTTAATAAGCTTGCGCTTAGCGCGTTCAGCAACCTTAAGTGTGCGCTTCTCTTGAGCACTAAGTTCCTGCTTATCGGCTAGCGCAGTGCCGCACTCGATTTGACGCGCTAGCTGAATCTCTTGTTCCGCGGTAAGCAGCGGATACCGGGCGATTTCGTTTAAGTAATCCTTAACAGAGTCGGTCATAAGCTTGATGGGGATTTGCGTAGGTTACCAAGCAACGCGGCTAAGCGCTGCAATTTACTCTTGGCCTGGTTCAAGCAGCTTTACAGTTCGTCGCCTTCCAGCCTTTTCGATCCAGCGAAAGGCATCGTTTGGTAGAAGCAGCTCAGGCGCTTGGAGCGTGTACCAGCGGTGCTCACACCCTTGGCAGTGTCTCCTCCGCACGATTTGATCACCATCGGCGTAAGCCGTCATAACAACGCTATTGCGCTGGCACGCACATCCTGGGCATCGCATAAGCGTTAAATTACCGTCTTAGTGTTGAATTGGGGGTCTGATTCGTCCAGACCATGGGCCAGCGGGTCGAACGAGCCTTCGACATTAGCATCCCCAACAGGCGCTGGAACGTCCCCCTTCCTCTTAGCGTCCATGTCTGCCAAGCTGCTAAGCCACGAATCCAGCGCCTCACGCATAGGTAGCCCCTTCCCAACACTTAGGAAGCGGCGCAAATCCTTCACGTCGCGCACAAACACCGAGGCACCACTGGAATAGGCAATAAAATAGCGCCCATTGTAATCGCGTCCAGTCTCGATAGACTGGTGCAAACTTAGGCGTAGGGTGTCGCGCTTCATAGGCGTGGCGTGCGGTTTGTGGGTGTCGGTAGCCTAAGCAGCAACGGCAGCAGGCGCACGAAGGCCACCTTGATGCACAGCTCAACCGCCGCGCCGAGGGCGAGCAGCAAGATGACGGCGAGCAGGGCGTCAGTCATTGCCACCCTCCACCCCAGGCACCGGCTCGATGGCGGGGCGGCCATAGCGGGCGAGGGCTTCTAGGTCGCTGACAGTCAAGGAAGCCTGCCGGGGCTCATCCGTGCCTGAGTGCAGTGCGTGAATCACCTCCGGGTCCAAGCCTCGGACGAGCCGGCGTTGCTCTAGGTAGTGAATAACTCTGCTGGCAGAATCACTCGGCCCCTGCGGCTCGGGCTGGGCCTCCAGGGCGGCGCGGGCGCGATTTGCCAACTCATGTAACTTCTGAAGACGCTCAGCTAATTGGGGAATGGAATCTGTTGGGGCGCTCAGTTCAACCAGCTCTTGGCACAGCGCACGAAAGTCAGTCATTTAGCTCCAAGGCAGAATATTTGGGCTGGACGGTTGTCATACAGTTTTTGGCAGGCTTGCCACTTTTGCGGCAACCACCACCAAGCAACTGCAAACATAATTAGAAGAATTGC